GAAGGGCAAGCGGCCTTGTATCGCTTCGCCGAACAGCTGCGCCGGCAGGCCCGCGCATGAGCCGCACGACCGACACCGAGCGCGGCGCCTGGATCGCCTTTGACATGGCCGTGGCTCAGTACCTGCAACCCGGCTTGTTCCATGACCCTGACGCGTTGCCGCCCGAGTTCTGGCGCGGCGTGCAGGTGGCCGCGATGGATCAACTGGACGAATGCGAAGCGCTGCGCGCGGCGGTGGGCCATGGCTGAGCGTTCGTTCTGGAATTTGGTTGCTGCTATCGCCTTGGGAATCCTGGGCGCGAAGGTCCTGACCGTCGTGCTGCAGGCCGTTGCCGGTCTGCTCTTGTTGGCGTGGGAGGTTGTTCGTGGCTGACGGTGCGACGGGGGCAGGACTCCCCGCGTCTAACAGGGGAGTCAGTGAGTTCAGGAATGCCGAGGGAACCCTCACGGTCGGCATCGATTGGCTTTCGGCCTCGGTCGATCTGTTCGCCACACTGCGCGAAGTCGGCTTCTTGGACAACGACACCATCGAAGACGTGCGCAACTGGATCGACGCCAGTGCGGAGAACGCACGTGTAGCCGCGTTGCAGGTGTTCTGTTGGTTCTTCGCGGGCCTCGGCCTGGAATTGGGTGACACCGCAGGCGGCGGACGGTTCTATCTGTACCGCGTGCGGATCATCGACGCGGCCGGCAAGTTCGTGGGCATGATCGAACTGGGCGGGGAAAACTGTCGGCGCGCGGACGGCACGTACACGTGCAGAATTGAGTTGACAGGCGAGGGCTGCCGGACGCTTAGCGCAGCGCGCTGCGGCCATGCGCAGCGGTGGCTGGAGCTTCGAGCGAAGCTCGAAAGCTGCGCTGGCCGGCTGACCCGCGTTGACGTGGCTGCCGATGATCTGCTGGGGAAATACCCGCTGAAACTGGCCCAGACGTGGTACGCGGCTGGTGAGTTCGATCAGCGTGGCCAGCGCCCGAAAGCCCAGCTGGTGGACGACTACGACAGCGGCGACGGCAAGACGCTGTATGTGGGCGGCAAGAAGTCTGAAAAGCAGCTGCGCGTCTACGAGAAAGGCAGGGAACAGGGCGACAAGGATTCGGAGTGGGTGCGCTACGAAGCACAGTTCCGCGCGTCGAATCGCAAAGAGTTGCCGCTGGACTTGCTGCGTGATCCCGCTGGCTATCTGCTGGGGGCGTACCCGGTGCTGCGGTTCCTGCACTGCCTCGCATCGCGCATCGACATCACCAAGGCGGCGGTGGATGCCAGCTGGAAAAGCGCACGTCGTCATCTGCGGCGCCAGTACGGCGCAACGCTCAATTTCATCGTACGACACTGCCCTACGCCTGAGGCGTTGGATGCAGTCATAAGAACCTGCACGTCGCACCGGCTGCCGGCGTGGGCAACAGAGGACGCAGCCAAGCAATGGCCCGAGATTGCGGGCGTCAATAGGAGCACACCATGAGCATCAAAGTGACCGTTCTTTCCGCCGAGGTTGACGAGCGCGGCGGCACCTTCAAGGACGACGAAGGCAACGACCGTGAGTACACCACGCGCAAGCAGAAAGCCAAGCTGGAAGCGGGCGGCTTCGCCTATCCGTTGGATATCCGCCTTGAAAAGGGACAGCCGGCCTATCAGCCGGGTGAGTACGAGCTGGACGTGGAAGCCATGGTGAGCGTCAACAAAGGCTCCATCAACTACAGCAAGTTTCACGTGCTGCGCCCGCTCAAGGTGACGGCGCGGGCTGCTGCCTGACGAATGGGTGGCACGTGGCGAAGGTACTCACCTGCACGCAGTACAACGACGCCACGCAGCAATGCGAGGTCCAGGCGTGGGTTGATCAAAGCGACTGGACTACACCATTACCGACCATCGAACAGGCCGCGATAGTCGGGGGAGCGTACTTCATCGGCCTGATGACCTTGGCAGTCGTGAAAGGACTGCTGAACCCTAAATCCATAGAGGAGTAATACAAATGCGTCAGATCAACAAGCTGTTCGGCAACGCCAAGGGCGTCGCCCTCGCCGGTGCTACCACCCTGATGGCCCTGCCGGGCTTCGCGATGGCCGCTGATGACTTCGACGGCAGCACCATCGTGACCAAGGTTGTCGCGTACACCGCGATCGGCGTGACGATCCTGGCGGCGTTCGCCCTGGGTCGTTGGACGCTGAAGGCGATGGGCCTGATCGGCGGCAAGGGCTAATCGCGGAAGTTTCCGCAGCGGGGGAGGGTGATACCTCCCCCTTTTTCTTGGAGGACGATATGGAAGGGCTCGTTGTATTGTGCTTTCTGATCCACGCAGCGCACGTGTGTGCGAGTGGGTGGAACTAATGCGCACGCTTGGCCGCTGGCTTGTCAGGGCGCTTGCACGAAGGGTCGTGTACGTGTTGGCAGCGGCCGTGCTGGCCATCGTTGCGCAGGTCTGCGGGATCGGTGAGGCGCAAGCCCAGCAAAGCTACTTGGGCTGCAATACCAATGGCGCGCTTGGGAGTGCAAATTTGTGCCCGGATCAAGGAATCGCCGCCGCAATGGCCTATGCCCACGCGCAGTACCACATTGCGCGCGGCGCATGTGGCCTTTCTGCCGGGCGAGTCGCGCTTGGCCCGATGACGCTGGATACGGTCAATCGCGAGGTGCGGTACGCGATCATCGGACTGAACAACAATGCGCAATGCGCCACTGCCGTGCGCGCGTGGCCGGCAAATCAGTCGTGCGCAGATCGGAACGCGAACAGGCTTGCCGACGCAGCATTGCAGTACAGCGAGGCCAGCGTGAGTACGTGCATCAGTGGATGCAAGGTGCAGGGCACGTCGTACAGTGAAGACCATGGCGGCGTTAAGAACTACGGAATGAAAGATCGGACGTACACCGGGGACGTTTGCACTCCTGCGGTCCCGCCAACAAATGACATATCCCCGCTTGAGGGGGAGAAGGAAGAGGCCACCAAGCCTAAAAGTCCTGAGTGTACGGCGCTTGGCGGCGGGCAGACCGCTTGCGTGAAGCCCAACGGTGAAACTTGTGCGACTGCATCGACAGGTAAGACCTTCTGTTGGGCGCTCGGCGAAACAGGCAAAAAGACGGACGGAACCGAGGCGCAGGTGAAGTCACCCAAGGGTGATCCGGTCACACCGCCAAGCACGACGATTTCGGACCAAGAGTGGCAGCGCAAGGAAGGCCATCAGCAGACCGCGTGCGTGAACTCGACATGCACGACATACAACGTCACCAACTACAGCAGCGTCCCTGCCGGTACGGCCAAGAACTCCACCGGCGACAACAAAGCGGACGGCAGCGGGAACACGAGCGGTAACGGCGCATCCGACGAGGGCAAGAAGGGTGACGACAGCAAGGACAGCGCGAGTGACAGCGGCAACTGCGACACGCCGCCGGTGTGCGTTGGCGATACGCTCAAGTGCTTGCAGCTCAAGTTCACTTGGAAAATTCAGTGCAACACGCAGGGAAATGAGATTTCGGCCGGCAATGGCTGCGGTGATGCGGATGTGCCAGTGTGCGCCGGCAAGTCGTGCAAAGCAGAGGCATATGCCCAGGTAGTGCAGCAGTGGAAGCAACGGTGTGCCATGGAGAAGCTGGCGCAGGGTAACGCAGAGCGCGCTGCGGGCATCAACAACAGCGATGACGCTGGTGTTGTGGAAGGCATCTGGGGAGGCGAGCCGGCTGGCAGCGGGATGACACTGCGGCAGGATCTGGTGAACGTCGGTGGCGGTGCAGGGAAGCTGTTGCCTGATGTAGAGATTGAGGGCCAGCACTGGACCGTTCCACAGGGCTTTTATGACGCGATCGCGGCGGTGAAGCTTGTGATCATCGCCATGTGCACGGTAATTGCGATGTTCGTTGTAGGGAGGAACATCTGATGTTTGAGTGGGCGAGGGGTTTCGCGGATCACTTCTTTGAGAACGCTGCCGACGCGGTACACAAGCTGGTCAAGCTCAAGGCCGCGATCTGGCTGGGCCGCCTGTTGTCGGCGCTGGGTTTGGGCTTCGCAGCGCAACACTTCATCTACAACCCGATCATTGAGTACGCGCAGAACGCTTGGTCTGCCGTACCGGCGGGAATTGCAACGTGGGTGCATGCCTTGGGCATCGACGCGGGTGTATCGATCATCCTCAGCGCCTACGGCATTCGCGGTGCCGAGCGCATCTTTATTCAGCGCAGGAATCAAGCCACATGATCGGCGATACCGCCTCAATTTCGTTGCTCACCGGCCTGCCGGGATCGGGCAAGAGTTTGCGCATTGTCCAGGCTATTCGGTACCTGATGGACAAGGGCGCGCACGTGTACGTGTGCAATATCGACGGCATCAGCGTGCCTGGTACTACGCCGTGGGCGGACCCGCACGACTGGCAGAGTCTGCCGCCAGAGTCGATTCTCTTTGTGGACGAGGCGCAGGAATTTTTTCCTGCGCGTCGCGGTGGTGATCCCGTTGCCACGGTCAAGGCGATGTCGAAGATTCGCCATGATGGCGTGCGCCTGGTGCTGGCGACCCAGCAGCCGAACTATTTGGACACGTATCTGCGCGGCCTCGTTGGGTATCACGAACACCTTTTGCGCCAGAACGGCAAGCAGAAGACCTTTATTTTTCGCAACAGTCAGATCATCGAAGAGGTTCGGTCGCCGCTGCCACGCATCAAGAAACTTTACGGCTACGAGGTCTGGAAACAGCCGGTGGAGTGCTTTAAGTTCTACAAATCGGCTCAGGTTCACACGATGAAATACCAGATGCCGGCTCTGGTGAAACGGGCGCTGATGATCCTGCCAGTTGCCGCACTCATGGCCGGTGGCGCGTGGTATGCCGTTTACCGCGATACCATGTTTGCGAAAGCCGACGCGGCGCCCGTATCCAAGACGGCGCCA